CGATAAAGGTTGGTATCACTACAAGGACTTTGAAGATAAGTAGTTATAATGTTATATGTTAAATTTGCATCACAAGCCTATCAAGAGGTTCAACCTTAGCGGTAACATTCATGACGACTCAGCTTTTGCTCGTTTGAAGGCAGAGTACACTAGACTTCTAATGACAGAAATGAGATTGACTGGATATGCACCAAGATTTGACATTAACCCAGACTTTACGATAAGATATAATGAACAGTACCAATATTTTGAATTTGAATTAAGTATTTATGGAGTATACGTAGGAAAGAAAAAGAGCGAATGGATATCAGGAGTAGACGAAACAAGACCAATCTTTACACCGCAGAACAAATTAAAAGAGTTCTCGAAGGAGCAGGTCTAAGCATTGAGTCTGAGGTAGACTCTGACTACATACTATTTTGCCCATTTCACGGCAACCACCGCACCCCAGCAGGTGAGGTTGACAAGTCCACTGGTCTTTTCTTTTGCTTCTCGTGCCACCATGTCTGTGATCTTATCGAACTAATGATGCACACTACTGGTAGAACATACTTTGAGTCTGCCAGGTATATCAAGAGCAAGGAGCAAGAGTCATCTCTTATTGACTCAGTCTCAAAGCAGCTAGTGGTAAAACCAGACTACATACAATACGATAAAGTTATGATTGACAGGCTTAACACTCAGGCTCTAGATTCTAGTAGAGCAATGTCTTACTATTCCAAGAGACAGATTACTCCAGAGTCAGTACAGAAGTTTAAGCTAGGGTATTCTGAAAAGCAAGATATGGTAACAATTCCAGTGCACTCACCAGACGGCATTGAGGTTGGATTTGTTGGCAGATCTGTAGACGGTAAAGACTTTAAGAATACTCCAGGACTGCCAAAGAGCAAAGTTTTATTTAATCTACACAGGGTAAAGACCTCTAACAGTGTCTACATTGTAGAGTCATCGTTTGATGCTATTAGGCTAGACCAGTGCGGATTCCCAGCGGTAGCTACATTGGGTGCAAACGTATCCAGCTACCAAACAGACCTACTCAAAAAATACTTCAATAACATTATCGTTATTGCAGACAATGATGAAGCAGGCGGTAATATGAAGGACAAGATTGTTGAACGTCTTGGATCTCGTGTTACTGTTATTAAACTAGATAAGCAATATAAAGATATTGGCGACATGGATGACACAGCGATAAAGTCTTTGGACCAATCGTTTGACAAATCTATTGCTGCCATGCTAAACTAAAAAACCAAAATATAAACAAAGTATAAAGGAGAATATTATGGGAGTTGTAAAAGGGCTAAAGAATATCAACGCACTACTTGATAAGCCAAAGTATGATGAAACCAAGGCCAAGGTTCGTTGGCTAAAGCTAGCTGACGGTCAGTCAGTAAAGATCCGCTTTATTGAGGAGCTGGACGAGGACAGCCCAAGCTATGCCGAAGAGCGTGGACTTGCTCTAGTTGTTAAGGAGCACACTAACCCAAAGGACTACCGTCGTAAGGCTGTAGACACTATGGACACTGAGGGCCGTGACTGGGCAGAAGAGATGCACCGCAAGGACCCTAAGGCTGGTTGGCGAGCACGTATGCGTTTCTACTGCAACGTTCTAGTAGACGATGGTCTAGAGGACCCATATGTAGCAATTTGGTCAATGGGTGTTAGCAAGCAGTCTGCTTTCAACACCATTCGTGAGTACGCTATTGACACTGGTAGCATCTCAAATCTTACCTGGAAGGTAAAGCGTAACGGTCAGGGTACCGAAACTAGCTATACCCTCATTCCATCTACACCAGACAAGGAGCCATTCGACTGGAAGGACATTCGTCCATTCCCACTAGAGTCTGCTCTTAGCAAGGTACCGTATGCTGAGCAAGAGGCATACTACCTAGGATTTGACACTCCGTCAAGTTCTTCGTCTGCAAGCATGGATTGGTAAAATATTAAATGAGCTACATTGGTCTACATGTCCACACCCACTACAGCCTATTTGATGGCATCGCTACACCTCTAGAGTATGTGCAGCGAGCCAAAGAACTTGGCATGAATGCACTAGCTATCACTGACCATGGTTCTCTATCTGGTCACCGTGAGTTCTACCGTGCTGCTAATGAAGAGGGCATTAGGCCAATTCTTGGCGTAGAAGGATACATTACCGCTGATAGGTTTGATAAGCGAGACAAGGAAGATCGTAAGGGTCTTCTGGATCTTGTTTACAACCACATCATCATCCTTGCCAAGAACGACATTGGGCTAGAAAATCTAAACAAGCTCAATGAGATTGCGTGGACTGAAGGTTACTACAAGAAGCCACGTATTGACTATGAGGTGCTAGAGAAGTACTCAGAGGGACTAATCGTCCTTTCTGGGTGCCTCTCTGGTGCCCTAGCTAAAGCTATTGAAGCTGAAGAGCTGGCTGAGGCTAAGCGTATTATTGAGTGGCACAAGCGTGTCTTTGGCGATGACTACTACATTGAGGTCATGCCACACAACCCTGCAGAAGTAAACAGTCAGTTACTTGCACTTGCAGATGAGTTTGGGGTAAAGGCTGTAGTAACTCCAGACTGCCACCACGCACACACTGGTCAGAAGGAAATTCAGGAGCTAAAGCTTATTCTGAATACCTACAGCAATAAGGTTGCTAAGGATGCAACCTACGACAAGTCATTGCAGTATGACAATCTGATGGATAAGCTAGATTACCTTTATGGTGCAGATCGTCAGATGTCGTTTAATAAGTTTGAGATTCATCTTCTATCTGATGAAGAGATGCACAATGCCATGGGAAGCCAGGGTATCAATCGTGAAGACATTTATGAGCACTCTGTAGAGATTGCAAACAAGGTATCGTCTTATGACATTAAAGACCACCTAGACTTGCTTCCTGCACAGTATCAAGACCCTGATGGCGAGCTAAAGTCTCTAGCCCTGGAAGGTCTTGCAGAGCGAGGACTTGCTGGAAAGCAGGAATACCTTGACCGTCTAGATGAAGAGCTTAAGGTTATTAGTGATAAGAACTTTGGTCCATACTTCTTGGTTGTGCGAAACATGATTTCGTGGGCAAAGAAGGAAGGCATTATGGTTGGACCAGGACGTGGTTCTGCTGCAGGTTCTTTGCTTTGCTATGCTCTAGGTATTACAGACATTGATCCCATTCAGCATGGTCTATTGTTCTTCCGTTTTATTAATCCAGAGCGTAACGACTTCCCAGATATCGATACAGATATTCAGGACTCACGCCGTGAAGAGGTTAAGGATTATCTAGTTAGGCAGTATCGCCATGTGGCTTCTATTGCTACCTTCCTAGAGTTTAAAGATAAGGGCGTAGTGCGTGATATCGCACGTGTCCTAAACATTCCATTGGCAGATGTCAATAAGGTTATGAAGGTGGTGGACACTTGGGATGATTACTGTACGTCAAAACAAGCAGCATGGTTTAGGGAAAAGTATCCAGAGATTGAGGTCTATGGTGACCAACTTCGTGGTCGTATTAGAGGAACTGGTATTCACGCTGCTGGTGTTGTTACTTCTAAGTCTCCGATTTTTAAGTATGCACCAATGGAAACTCGCACGTCGCCAGGCAGCGGAGAGAGAATCCCAGTAGTAGCAGTAGACATGGAAGAGGCAGAGCGTATTGGTCTTATTAAGATTGATGCACTAGGTCTAAAGACATTATCAGTTCTAAGAGACACTCTTGACATTATCAAGGACAGGTCTGGCGTAGAGATTAATCTTCTAGACCTAGACATGGAAGACCCAAAGGTTTATGAGATGCTTTCTTCTGGATACACCAAGGGTGTGTTCCAGTGTGAAGCTACACCATACACAAACTTGCTAGTTAAGATGGGTGTCAAGAACTTCGCAGAGCTTGCAGCATCTAACGCTCTAGTTCGACCAGGTGCTATGAATACCATTGGTAAAGACTACATTCTTCGTAAGCATGGTAAGCAGAACCTAGATTACAAGCACCAGAAGATGAAGGCATTTACACAAGAGACTTATGGATGTATCTTGTATCAGGAGCAGGTCATGCAGGCCTGTACAGAACTTGGCGGTATGACAATGGCTGAGGCTGATAAGGTTCGTAAGATCATTGGTAAGAAGAAGGATGCTAAGGAATTTGACCAGTTTAAGGAAAAGTTCGTTAAGGGAGCATCTCAATACCTATCTCCAAACGTCGCAGAAGAGCTCTGGACGGACTTTGAGGCACACGCTGGATACTCTTTCAATAAGTCTCACGCTGTGGCTTACAGCACCCTTTCGTACTGGACGGCATGGCTAAAGAAGTATTACCCAATTGAGTTTATCTACTCTATCCTAAAGAATGAAAAGGATAAGGATGCTCGCACTGAGTACCTGATTGAAGCAAAGCGTATGGGCATCTCTATTCGCCTACCACACATTAACGAGTCAGACATTGACTTTAAGATTGAGGGCAAGGGTATTCGATTCGGACTATCTGCAATTAAGTACATCTCCGACAACATTGCTCAGAAGTACATTGCTCGTAGACCATTTGCATCCTACAAGGATTTGGAGACGTTTACCTTTGGTAAGGGTAATGGTGTAAACTCTCGTGCATTGCAGGCTATGCGTTTGGTTGGTGCTGCCACCTTTGATGATAATCCAAGAAATGAAGATGAGGTTCGTGAGAACCTGTATGAATTCCTGAATCTACCAGAGTTCAACATTGACATTCCATCACACTACTACGCATTTATTAATGACGTAGAAGAGTTTGAGGAAAAGGGTTCATTCATTCTGATGGGCATGGTTAAGAACATCAAGCGTGGTAAAGGATGGTCTCGTGTAGAAATCCTAGACAAGACAGGAAGCGTTGGTATCTTTGATGAAGAGCAAACAACTATTGAGCCAGGTCACACGTATCTTCTATTGGCTAGTGATAACAGGATTGTTACTGCAATCCCTGCTGACGAACTAAAGGGGAACACCTCTGCACTAGTTAAGTTCCTGAACTACAAGCAGCTTCCATATAAGGAAGATGAGATGTATGTGATGGCATTCAAGCCACGTATTACAAAGGCTGGCAAGAAGATGGCATCGCTAACTCTTGTAGATGCTGCTAGAGACCTGCACTCAGTAACGGTCTTCCCTACTGCATTCCCTAAGGCATATATGAAGTTGCAAGAGGGCAATGCTTACAAGTTTGAATTTGGAAAAACAAAAGATGAAACAGTCATATTGGAGGACATAATTGACAACAATTGAGGAAGCTCTAGCTCAGCTAGATCCTAAGCTAAGAAAGCGTCTGGGGCCTGCTGTGGGCATTAAGACGGAATTACAGCCAACACCTAGCCCAGGACTTAATCGTGCCTTAGGTGGCGGTTTACCATACGGTAGACAGGTATTGCTATGGGGCAGCAAGTCTAGTGCAAAGTCATCGCTATGCTTGCAGATGATTGGTATGGCACAGAAGGAAGGCAAACTATGTGCATGGGTTGATGCGGAGATGTCGTACGATGAAGACTGGGCCAAGAAGCTTGGTGTAGATACGTCACAATTAATCTACTCTGAGGCACGAAGCATTAACGATATGGTTGATGTTGGTGTTGCACTTCTAAACGCAGGCGTAGACATTATCGTAATTGACAGCATTAGCTCTCTTCTGCCAGCGGTATACTTTGAGAAAGACTCAACAGAACTAAAGGCACTGGATCAGACTAAGCAAATTGGTGCAGAGTCTAAGGACCTAAAGCATGCATGGCTAATGCTTAACTATGCAAATAATCGTGAGAAGCCTGCACTCATTGTGGCAATCTCTCAAGCACGTAATAACATTCAGGCTACTTATACTCAGGCAGCACCAACTGGTGGGCTAACTACGCAGTTTATGTCTTCAACTATTGTTAAGCTATTTTCCTCTAGCTCTGACTCTCAGGCTATCAAGGGTAAGGTTCAGATTGGAGATAAGCTAATTGAGCAGAAAATTGGGCGTAAGGTTCGTTGGGAAGTTCTAAACTCCAAGACATCAGCACCAGGAGATAGTGCTGAGTATGACTTCTACTACAGAGGTGACTATATTGGCATTGACTCTGTTGGAGATCTTGTTGATACGGCAGAAATGCTTGGCTTTGTAAATAGAACTGGTGCGTGGTACATACTACCAGATGGTTCTAAGGTCCAGGGTAGGGATGCATTTGTCAACAAGGTAAAAGAAGATAAAGAGCTACATGACTCACTATACGAAAAGGTGCACAGTGTCTAAGTATACGGTTTATGCTGGTAAATTTCCTTGCCACACATGCAAAGAGGTAGTGAGCAGTCTTCGTATGTATGCAGAAACAAAAGAAGTGACATGGATGTGTTCTCAAAAGCACATCTCTAGTGTCTTGCTAATTTCTAAAAAGACTAAGAAAGACTATGAGCGAGAGATCAGAGAGTAAGCGTATTGGTGCTACTCAGCACAAGAACTCTGGTAGAAATACTAAGAAGGGCGATGCTAGTTGGGAAAACTTTGTCATTGACTTTAAAGAATATCCTAAGGGTATGACTATCAATAAGGATGTTTGGGCTAAGGCTGTTACAGATGCCATGCGTTCTAATGCTGACCCAGCCATTGTTCTTGTCTTGGGAGAAGGAAATAAAAAAGTTAGACTAGCAATTATTGAGTTTTCTCTTTTGGAACAGCTAGTGGATGGTGTATAATAAATGGTAATGGAAACACAAAACAAAAATACAATTGACATGGTTAATGGTCTAGCAGAGATTGCTGACTACATGCAGGATGAAGAGCTGACTCAAGCACTTACTTTTATTGCAAAGGTAATTTTAAAGCCAGACATTCCCATGCAGGTAGCGACTCTAGAGGTTGTTAGATTGCAAGCGATCGCAGCTAAGATGGCGTTCAAGGCAACATGGCTAACTAACGTAGATAAGGGAGACAGAGCGAAGAAGAATATTTATTACACCGCTGCTGAGTCAATCAATGACTTAGTTGCAGCTCTTAAATATATTATTCGCTAGTGGTTATTATGGCTAAAAACTTTTTGCAGCAAGTGATGCTGAAGAAACTAGAAACAAAGCAAGATTCTTTCTTGGATACTCAGGAGCTAATCGATAAGATCCAGCATGGATATATCGCAAAGCGTGAGACAAAATTTACTACCAAGAAAACTTTTGCTCCAAGCACGATTGCATACTCGCATGGAGAATGTCCTCGTTACTGGTACCTGGCTTTTGAGGGTGCTATGTTTGAAGACAATGCAGATGCTTACGGCGGTGCCAACATGACTAACGGTACTAAGTCTCACGAGCGTATTCAGCAGGCTATGGCAGATGCAGGAATCCTCAAGGATGCAGAGTTTAAGGTGGTATCTAATGACCCACCAATCTTTGGATTTGGAGACGTTATCCTTGACTGGGCAGGAGAAGATCTCCTTGGCGAAATTAAGACTATGCCAAGCGAAGGATTTGAGTACCGCAAGGCAAGTGGCAAGGCTAAGCTAGGCCACCTAGTTCAGTTGCTAATTTATATGAAGATTCTAAACAAGACTAAAGCTGTCTTGATTTATGAAAACAAAAACAATCATGATCTTCTGGTAATCCCAGTTCAGATTAATGATTATTACATCAGGTGGGTAAACCAGACGTTTGATTGGATGAGAGCAGTTCGCAAGGCTTGGGAAGATAAACAGCTTCCAGAGAAGAACTACCGATCAAACTCAAAGATTTGCAAGACATGTCCTATTCAAAAGACGTGTGCAGATGCTGGCAAGGGACTAATTAAGATAAAGTCCCTGGAGCCAATCGATGAAAACCAAGCACTGTCAGTGGTGTGATAATCAGTTTGAAACATCAGTATCTTATCAGATCTATTGCTCTGCTACCTGTAGGGAAGCAGCAACAAAAGAGAAGATAGCGGAGAGGTACGTTCATACTCGCAGAACCCGTAGGCTTAACAGCAAGGTTCGTAAATGCAAGTCATGTGACGTGCCTCTTTCTGCGTACAATGACGATGATCTTTGTGCAGAATGTATAGTAAATCCAATAGATGTAAAGAAGGCATTAAAAGAAATTAAAGGATTTGCCAATGGTAAATCTGAATAAGTTTGTTAACCTTCCAGAAACATTTGTTTCTATTGATGCAAGTACAAATAACATTGCTTATGCCGTGTTTAAAAACAAAGAGCTAGTTGCTTATGATAAGATTCACTTTTCTGGTACCAATGTATTTCAAAAGATTGGTAGTGCTGTTATTGAAGTACACAACGTTTTCAAATACCTGCATGTCCAGGCTTTGGTTATTGAGAGAGCAGTATTTATTAATAGCCCAAAGACTATGTCGGAACTTTCAATGGTGCAAGGTGCAATACTAGCAGGAGCTGCTTTAGCTGGGGTAAAGATATTTAAGGGCACCAACCCTATAGCATGGCAAACATTTATTGGCAATGGAAAGTTAACGAAAGATGCAAAGCTTTTGATGAGAGCTAAGAATCCAGGCAAGTCTGAGTCCTGGTACAAGGCTCACGAAAGAGATCAAAGAAAGCAGAAAACAATTTCTTTTGTTAATATTAATTATGATATTAATATTGATGACAACGATATTGCAGATGCAATTGGTATTGGGCACTATTCGCTCAAGAATTGGGATAGGCTAGGAGATTAAAATTGGCACCTTCTAATAAACTGTATACTAATGAGATGTGGCTTAAGAAAAGATATCACGTAGACAAGAAAACGCCTGAGCAAATTGCAAAAGAGTGCGGAACAAGTGTTGAGACAATCTATGTTTATCTTGCTAAGTTTGGACTAAGAAAGTCCAGGCGATGAGACATATAAAACACTTTGTAAAAATTGCTGGATACTTGATCAAGCGTAGCTTTTGCAAACATTCTGACCACAGAGTTGCATCATGTCCATTCACAGGACTAACGTATACAACCTGTAATAGCTGTGGATATAGGCTTAGCGTAGTCAATACGGTAGACAACTAGGCTAGTTAGTGGTACAATAGAATACCACTATGATATAGGAGAAAGTTTTGGCACGTAAGATAAAGTATGAAAAGCCAGAGATTGCAAAAAAGTTTTCTAGAGAAGACACTCTAGTTCTTGATGGCTTTGTGATTAATCGTGGTGACTTTTTTAAGGTCCGTGGCGAGCACGGTGGTAAGTTTAAGTTCCATTCTTTTGTTACTAATACAGATACTGGAGCACAGTGGGTAGATTGCTTTGAGGTTATCTCTGGTATGACATCTATATTTAGATCGTTTAAGACAGACAGAATCAAGCGAATCCCAAATAGAGGTAGAAGGGCCAAGAGAATTGTCAATTGAGGACATGACCGTTGAGCATCTTGATCAGGTCAATAAGGTTGTAGAAAAATACTTGGCTGGCCAGGAGCCAACACAGATTTCCAAAGAGCTTGCTATGCCAAGACAGAAGGTTGTTGCATACCTTAATGAGTGGCGAGCTATGGCAGCAGACAATGCAGCTATTCGTGCTAGGGCAAAAGAAGCACTAGTTGGTGCCGATGCACACTACAACAAGCTTATTCAAAAAGCCTATGAGGTTATTGACGATGCCACAACAACTGCAAATCTAACTGCAAAAACCTCAGCCATCAAACTTGTTTTGGACATTGAGGCCAAGCGTATTGACATGCTGCAGAAGGCAGGACTTCTAGAAAACAAGGAGCTTGCTGAAGAGATGCTAGAGATTGAGCGTAAGCAAGATGTTCTAGTTGGCATACTAAAGGACATTGCATCTGAATATCCGCAGGTACGAGATGAGATTATGAAACGACTCTCCTCAGTATCTAGAGACCAGGAAGTTGTTACGGTAGTACATAGAGATGTTTGATGATTTCTTAGAAGCACTAAAGTCTGACAATTTTGCAGAGCGTCCAGTTGACGTTCGTGCATTTGTTGAAGGCGAAGATTACCTTGCTCAGCCACCTTTGTCACAGGTTCAGTATGACATCGTAGAGGCTATGAGTCAGATATACAGGCTTGAAGATCTTGTTGAGCTTCTAGGCGATACAGAAGGACGGAGATACTATGCCAAATATACAAAGAACGAGGTTATCCTCCAGCTTGGTAAGGGGTCTGGAAAAGACTTTACTTCTACGGTTGCGTGTGCTTACATTGTATACAAGCTATTATGTCTTAAGGACCCTGCACGGTATTTTGGTAAGCCTAGTGGTGATGCCATTGATATCATCAACGTTGCGATTAACGCACAGCAGGCGAAAAACGTATTCTTTAAAGGCTTTAAGAACAAGATTGAAAGGTCACCATGGTTCGCTGGAAAGTTTTACTCCAAGGCTGAGTCCATTGAATTTGACAAATCTATCACAGTATATTCTGGACACTCGGAAAGAGAGTCGCACGAGGGCCTTAACCTCATCCTGGCTGTACTTGATGAGATCTCTGGTTTTGCTACTGAGGTTGGAACTGGCAATGACCAGGGTAAAACAGCAGACAATATCTATAAAGCCTTCCGTGCTTCAGTAGACTCTCGTTTCCCAGACTTAGGCAAGGTAGCACTGCTATCGTTTCCACGCTTTCCAGGAGACTTTATTTCCACGAGGTATGAAGCAGTAATTGCTGAAAAGGAAGTTGTAACAAAGAATCACAGGTTTGTTATGAATCCTGAACTGCCTTCAGACCAAGAGGGAAACTATCTAGATATTGAATGGGATGAGGATACAATCATTAGTTATAAGTATCCAGGTATGTTTGCAGTCAAGCGTCCAACATGGGTAGTAAACCCTACCCGTAAGATTGATGACTTCAAGCTTGCATTCTTTACTGACATGGGTGATGCCATGCAGCGTTTTGCTTGTGTCCCAACATTCTCTTCTGACAGATTCTTTAAGCAGACTGAAAAGGTCAAGGCAGCTATGACAATTAGGAATCCTCTAGATGTCATTAGAAGATTTGATGAAAGCTTTAAGCCTGACCCAAATAAAAAGTATTATGTTCACGCTGACCTTGCACAAAAGCATGACAAGTGTGCTGTTGCAATTGCTCACGTAGACAAGTGGGTAAATATTCAGGTTATTAAAGACTATCAGCAGATTGCTCCAGTAGTTGTCGTAGATGCTGTGGCCTGGTGGGAGCCAAAGTCAGAAGGTCCTGTAAACCTCTCTGAAGTTAAGCAATGGATTCAGAACCTTCGCAGGCTTGGTTTTGATATCGGAATGGTATCATTTGACCGCTGGCAATCATTTGACATTCAGAATGAACTTAAAGCGGTAGGCATGAGAACAGAAACAGTTTCAGTTGCAAAGAAGCACTATGAAGATATGGCTATGCTAATCTATGAAGAGCGATTGGCTATGCCCATGATTGATCTATTATTCGAAGAGCTTTCAGAGTTGAAAATTATGAATAATAATAAAGTTGACCACCCACGTAAAAAGTCTAAGGACTTGGCAGACGCTGTGTGTGGGGCAATCTTTGGTGCTATCTCTCACACGCCTAAAGATCTTAACCTTGAGGTTGAGATTCATACGTTTAAGGATAGGCCAAAAGATCAAGTTGACAATCAAGACTTTGGTATGGTAAAATATAAGCCTATGCCAAATGATGTTAAAGAATACTTGGCTAGATTCGATCTAATCTAGACGTAAACTAAGGAGAAAACCAATGAAGCTTAATAAGCTTGCTATTGGCCTGGTCGCAGCATTGACCCTAGGCCTAACTGGTGTTGCAGCATCTGCAAACACCCAAACACTAACCATTGCAGCATCTTCTGCAACTGGTGGCACAACCACTGCTAACGCAATTGCGTTGCCAGTTCCAGCCGACAATGTAGTATCATCAAGTGCACTAAGCATTTCTGTTTCAGGAGTAGCCTCTGGCACTACTGTTTCTGCAACTGCTAATAACGCACTGCTACTTTCAACTCTAACTGGTGCAACTGCAGCTTCTGGTTCAGCAACCCTGACCGTAAATGCAAGCACTAGCGGAAGCGTAGAGCTATTCGTATTCACGAAGACCACAGCTGTAGGCTCTGTAGTTGTTACTGTTGGTAACACTCAGACAACCTACTATGTAAAGGGAACCGCAGGTGACCTTGCTAAGGTTGCACTAGCTGCACCAGCAACTGGTCTAGCTGGCTCAACCCAGTCTGTAGTTGTATCTGCATTTGACAAGTACAACAACGCAAAGTCTGGCGGTACTGTTAACCTAGTAATCAACACTAATGGTGTTATCACTACTGCAACAGCTACCACCACTACTTCTGGCACTGTAAGCCACGTAGTAACCTTGCCAGCAACTGGTAACGTAACTGTAACTGCATTTGCTGCTAGCTCTTCTGCTGTAGCTACTATTTCAGTTAACCAGCCACGTAACATTGAGGCTGAGCTTGGTGCTGCTCTAGCTGCTGTAGCAACCTTGACTGCAGATCTAGCCACAGCAAACACTGCTAAGGCAGACCTAGAGAAGGTTGTTCGTAAGCTAAAGTGGCAGTACAACGTGCTTGTAAAGAAGTACAATGTTGGAAAGCCAAAGGCTGAGAAGCTTGCTTTTATCAAGTAATTAAGATAAAATAGTAGAGGGGAAGGGGCCTAAAAATCTCTTCCCCTTTATTGTCACCAGATTAAAAAGAGGGGGTAAAATAGATGTCCATAGACATTGTCTATTTTTCAAATCATTCTGGAAACACTAAGAGATTTGTAGAAAAATTAGGAATGCCAGCCACCAGGATTGAAATTCAATCAGGTGTCATAGAGATGGACAGACCATTTGTCTTATTCGTTCCAACATATGGCGGTGGCTCTGATAGGTCTGCTATTCCTAAACAGGTGAGAACCTTTTTAAATGTTCCAAATAACAGGAACCTTCTCCAGGGGGTTGTTGGATTTGGTAACACAAATTTTGGAGAGCATTTTTGCAAAGCAGCACACATGATCTCTGCTAAAACTGGAGTGCCCATTGTTGCCAGGGTAGAAATATTTGGCACAGAACACGATGTACAAAAAGTAAAAGAGAGGTTAGAAATACTGTATGGATAACTACAGCTATCATGAGCTA